ACNTCNTGTGANANACCTTTNGCCGTATTNTAAAGGCCCGAGTCTTNNTNAGAAAGAAAATCACCTGCGGTAATATCCCAACCATACCAAAATCCTTGATCGTTTTCTTCTTTAACTGTTTTAAGGTTATAGAATTTTGAAAACATTGGTGGTGTGAATGGACCATTCTTTCCAATTATCTTGGTAGTTTTCATCATCGTGTTCCACTTACGACTTTTTTTAAGCTGTGTAGCTTTCATCGTAATTACTGCCGGTTCCCCCACATTATCTTTTACGAGTAAAACAAAATGATTGGCACATGTTTCCACATAGTTTCCATTTTCTAAACGGTCTTTATTCATTTGATCTCTGGTTGTTTTTGTAAGTATATCACTGCCTGCATCAAAAATATTAACAGGAGCGCCTGTACTTTCCTTTCCTCGATCTCTCCATTCTACATATTGTCTAGCATATGCACATGGTATGACTACGATGCCATCTTTACCTTTGTACCATTCATTAGTTGCATTGTTATAAATGTCACCAGGTTTAGCACCATCTAAGTCTTCAAGTTCTTCAGACAAGGGTTGCAACACTTTCAACCGAGGTGTTGCTACATCTTTGTCATCCATTCCTTCAAATCCCACTTGAGCATCAGTTTCAAACATATCATTGAAAGGAATGACTTGTGCGGTCTTCTTTTTTGTAACGGCTTTTTCCATTTTTACCTCATTATTTTTTCGTTAATTTAGTCTTTGAACCAACAAAGACGCCAAATTTGTCCATAGGCAATTCATCACCATTGGTGATTCGCTCACGGGCAAATGCTTTTAGGGTCATAGGTTCGACCCAAACCTTTTGCTGAACTGGTAAACCCAATTCTGAAACTTTATTTTTAAAATCCTCTGCTTTATCATCTTCTCCACGACCAAAAGATGCAGACAATTGATTTTTAATTAAATCACCATGTCCGTGGTCCCTGAGCCATTGAAAGGCATCCTCTTTATATTTAGCAGGTATCGATGCATAAATTGCAGGTACCACTTCTAATTTAGAACCATCTTTTAACGAGATACTTGTTAAATTCATTTCGTTCATTCTTTCAGGAATTACTTCCTCACTTATTTTTCTAGCATCTTCTTTTATTTTTTTTAATGCCTTTTCTAACACAGATGCTTCATCTTCTAAATCAACAAGCTTTTGAGATAACTCACTAATATCTTTTAATGCATCATCTTTAATATCTATGTTTACATCTTTTTCAAAATCAATCATCGATTTCTCCTTTCTCAAATAAATTAAACTTAACAGGATAATAACGATTCTCCATTCTATCCCATTTAAGACATTGTATTCTACCACGATTCATTTCTGATGCAATAGCACATGCAATGCCCCATCGCAACGGGATCACCCATAAGTAAAAGATAATCATCGTCACTAAAATCTTTCAATTTTCTTTTCAATTTATTTACAGTAGGTTGAGAACTTAAAACTAATTGTGTGCCTTTTGGCAACAGTAATTCTAACTTACCATAATTTTCAGCACTAAGAATATTTCTTCCTGGCACTTCTTGAACTACAAAAACTGTCATCTTTCTAATCTGCTAAATAATACTTGTATTCATATTAATCAAGCATTATATCTTAAATTAGAAATAATAATAGGATAACAATGGATTATAAGTTTAAAACAGAGCCATATGAGCATCAATTAAAAGCTTTAGGTGCTTCACATAATAAAGAAAACTTTGCTTTTTTTATGGAAATGGGAACAGGTAAATCAAAAGTATTGATAGATAATATTGCCATGCTGCATGATAAGGGTAAAATTAATAGTGCATTAATTGTAGCTCCAAAAGGTGTCTATAGAAACTGGGAAAAACAAGAAATACCCACACATATGCCAGAACATGTGGATTATTCTGTAATAGTTTGGAATCCCAATTCAACAAGTTTCTTAAAAGAATATGCTAAGTTTTTGAAAAATGATGATAAATTAAAAATATTTCTTATTAATATAGATGCTTTTAGCACAGTTAAAGGAACTGAAATTGCTAAACGTTTTTTAGTAGCAACACAATGTTTGATGGCAATAGATGAATCAACAACAGTGAAAACACCTACAGCAAAAGAGAACTAAAACTATATGTAAAATGCGTACACTTGCAAAGTATAGAAGAATACTAACAGGTTCACCAGTAACAAAAAGTCCATTAGATTTATATACGCAGTGTTATTTTTTAGATCCAGAGCTTTTAGGATTTGCTTCGTATTATACTTTTAAAAATAGATATGCTGTTATGATTAGTCGTAGTGTAGCAACTCATAGCTTTAAACAGATTATAGATTACCAACGTCTTGATGAATTAGAACATAAACTAAATCAATTTTCTTATCGTGTTTTAAAATCTGAGTGTCTTGATTTA